TACTACCAACTCTACGGCACCCGCAAATGGTGCATTGATTATTAGTGGTGGTATTGGAGTCGCAAAACAAGTAAATATTGGTGGTGGAATTTCTGTTGCGGGTATTGCAACATTTTCTTCCAATTTAGATATTAATGCTGCAGTTGATATTCTAAATCAAACAACAGTAAATTCTACGTTCAAGTCTGTTGGTATTACCACTTTAGCATCCGCTGGTGGAATTACAACTACTGGGGGAGATCTCTACGTTGGTGGTGATTTATATGTCAGTGATGATCTTGTACTTGATGAAATAACCGCAAGAAATTTAGATTTAAGTGGAGATCTTGATGTTGATGGTCAGACCAACTTAGACCATGTAAACATTGTTGGTGTTTCCACATTCACTGGTCCCATCGATCTCAATGGTAATCTAGATGTATCTGGAATATCAACTTTTACTGGTAATATTGATGCCAACGGCAATCTAGATGTAGATGGTCATACAGAGTTAGATAACCTTAATGTATCTGGTGTATCTACATTTGGGTCCAATTTAGATGTAAATGCAGATATTATTCTTGGTGATGGAGATGCTATAAGACTAGGTAATGCCGCACAGGGAGATCTTCAGATTTTCCATGATGGGGTTCATAGTTATATCTTTGATGACGGAGACGGCAATCTCAGGTTAAAATCTAATAATATCATCGAACTTCTGTCGGATACTGACGAAGTTATGGCAAGACTCACCAAAGATGGTGGAGTCGAACTTTTCTTCAATGAGTCTAAAAAGTTTGAAACTGTTGGTGCTGGTATTACAGTTACTGGAACAATAGATACTGATCAGATAATTGTTTCTGGGATATCAACATTCACTGGAGCAATAGATGCAAATTCCAGTTTGCATGTTCAAGGCATCTCTACATTTATTGGTAATGCATCATTTGCAAATAATGTTTCTATTGCAGGAACACTTACATATGAAGATGTAACAAATGTTGATGCTATTGGATTGATCACTGCTAGAAGTGGTCTTGAGGCAGGTTTCCCCGGTGCTGCATCTACATTAACTGCTAGTGGTGACTTAACACTCTCTAGAGATTTGCATGTTGCAGGATTATCAACATTTGTTGGCATTGCAACATTTTCAAATGATGTATTTGTTGCAGGAACACTAACTGCAGGACTCATTGATGGAGGTATTTACTAATGGCAAAACCAACTACCAGAGAAGAACTTAAAGATTATTGTCTTAGGCAACTTGGTGCTCCAGTTTTAGAAATCAACGTTGCTGATGAACAAGTTGAGGATTTACTTGACGATACACTTCAATATTTTAATGAGAGGCATTTTGATGGTGTAGAAAAAACATATTTAAAATATAAGATCTCTCAAGATGATATTGATCGTGGAAGAGGTGGAACTGCATCTGTTGGTGTAACTACAACTGGTGTTGGTATTGTCACTACAACCGGAACCTCAACTAACATTTCTGGATTTGGAACGGTCACTTCCAATTTTTATGAAACTTCAAACTTTATTCAAGTTCCAGATTCTGTAATTGGTATTGAAAAAATATTTAAGTTTGATACTAGTTCTATTTCTGGAGGAATGTTTAGTATCAAATATCAGTTATTTTTAAATGACTTATATTTCTTCAACTCTGTGGATTTATTGACATATTCAATGACCAAATCTTATTTGGAAGATATTGATATGTTGTTAACCACAGATAAACAGATTAGATTTAATCAGAGACAAAATAGATTATATCTCGATATAGATTGGAATGCACAAGAAGCAGATAATTTCTTAGTTATTGAGTGCTACAGAGCATTAGATCCTACAGAATATTCAAAAGTTTTTAATGATAGTTTTGTTAAAAAATATTTAACTGCTGCAATCAAAAAGCAGTGGGGACAAAACTTAATCAAATTCCAAGGAGTAAAACTTCCTGGTGGAGTAGAACTAAATGGTAGAGCTATATATGAAGATGGGCAAAGAGAGTTAGATGAGATAAGACAGAGAATGTCATCTGACTATGAACTGCCACCTATGGACATGATTGGGTAATAAGTATGCCATTAAATCCATTTTTTCTTCAAGGATCTTCGAATGAACAATTTCTTGTTCAGGATATCATTAATGAGCAGTTAAAAATTTATGGTGTAGATGTTTATTATCTACCAAGAAAGATCTTTAAAACTGATGATATTATAAGAGAGATACAATCATCAAAGTTTGATGATGTTTTTATGCTTGAAGCATATATCAATAATTATGATGGATATGCTCCTGATAGTGACATTATGACTAAGTTTGGTCTTAGATTAAAAAATGAAATAAGTTTGACTATATCTAGAGAAAGATATGAAGAATTTATTGCACCATTCTTGGAAGGTATTTCCTCTGGAATTAGAGAGGGTAGAATTACTGAGTATGATTTTGCCGATTTGATCACTAGACCAAAAGAAGGTGATTTGATTTATTTCCCTCTTGGAGAAAGATTATTCGAAATCAAAAGAGTTGAGCATGAAAAACCATTTTATCAATTAGGCACAAATTATGTTTATGAATTGAGTTGTGAACTCTATGAATGGGAGAATGAACTTATTGATACTAATATTGAAGAGGTTGATAATACTGTAGAGGATGAGGGATATATCACATCTCTCACAATTGTTGGAACTGCAAGAACTGCAACAGTAACGGCAGGTATTTCATCAGGTGCAGTTAGTGAAATATTCCTGAACAACGATGGTTCTGGATATCAAACATCTCCAACTGTAACTTTTTCTAATCCACCAAATATTGGTGCTGGAAATTTTCCAGCAACTGCAGTTGCTATAACAACAAGTGTTGGAAATGTTCAATCTATATTGAGATTAGAACTCACGAATGGTGGTAAAGGATATATAACTCCACCAATCATTACATTTTCTGGAGGTGGAGGAACAGGAGCAGCTGCTACTTGTTCAATTGGTGGAACTCAGTTTAGTGTAGGTGCTATTAGTATTGTTGATAGGGGAACAGGATATGCATCTGCACCTGTAATAACGATTAGTGGACCTGGAACTGGAGTAACTGCAACCGCAATTGCAAGAATTAATTCAAATACTGAAATTGATTCAATCAGAATTCTCAATCCAGGAATCGGATATACAGAAGCACCAACAGTTTCTATAGCAGGATTCTCTACGATTGGTGTTGGAACATATGTTTACAATGAGACTGTTACTGGAGAGACTTCTGGAACTACCGCAAGAATTAGAGACTTTAGAACTACAACATCACCATTCCCAGGTGTTCCTCCTGTTACTAACGTCAGAGTAGCACTAAATACAGGTAAGTTTAGTGTAGGTGAAATAATTGTTGGATCAATTTCATCCGCTAGATATGTTGTTTCAGAATATGATGACGATAGTTATGATAACCCATACGATGTCAATGAAGAAATTGAAACAGAAGCAGACGATATATTAGATTTTACAGAGTCAAACCCATTTGGTAGTTACTGATGTTAGGAACTTATTTTTATCACGAAATTATAAGAAAGACTATTATTTCTTTTGGAACATTATTTAATAATGTTTCAATTCGTCACACTAAGAGTGATGGTAGTATAATAGATGAAACAAAGGTTGGTCTTTCTTATGGACCAATGCAAAAGTTCTTGACAAAGATTCAGGAGCAAGAGCAGTTATCAAAATCAATTGCAATTACTCTTCCAAGAATGTCATTTGAGATGACCAGGATTCAATATGATTCAACTAGAAAAACTGGAGTAACTCAAACATTCAAGGCTGTTGATAGTGGTGACGGCAAAATGAAAAAAGTGTTTATGCCGGTTCCTTATAATATCGAGTTCGAACTTAACATTTTTAGTAAGTTAAATGATGATGCACTTCAGATTATTGAGCAAATACTTCCATTCTTCCAACCATCATTTAATTTGACAGTTGATTTAGTTGAGTCTATTGGAGAAAAAAGAGATATACCTATTATACTTGATAGTATAGATTTCCAAGATGATTATGAGG